AGTATCTCTCCAGAAAGACAGAGCAGACTATCAGACCCTCCGACCAGAACAAAAGCATATCTATACTTCTAATTTGAAGTATCAGATTATGCTCGACTCTATTCAGGGTCGTGGTCCTGGCATGGCGTTCATTCCATACTGCTCTCTTCCTGAACTGGAAGCGTGCATGGAAGTGTGGGGATTTATGGAGATGATCCATAGTCGTTCCTACACATACATCATCAAGAATATCTACCCTGATCCATCAGATATTTTTGATCACATCATTACTGACGACAGAATTCTTGAGAGAGCCAAGAGTGTAACTCAAGCCTATGATGACTTTATTAATGCCGCACAAGAGTGGGGTAATGGTAATCTGTGGACTGAGGATTATAAAGACTCAGCTGTAAAAGAATATGCAATCAAAGATCTTAAGAGAAAGCTATTCAGAGCTGTCGCGAACGTTAATATTCTTGAGGGTATTAGGTTCTATGTTAGCTTTGCTTGTAGTTTTGCATTTGGTGAACTCAAACTCATGGAGGGGTCTGCGAAGATTATTTCCCTCATCGCACGTGACGAGAATCAACACCTTGGTATCACCCAGAACATTCTAAACAAGTGGAAGGCTGGTGATGATCCTGACATGAAACAAATCATGAAGGAAGAAGAGGAGTGGTTGTATATGATGTTCGACAAGACTGTTGATGAAGAGAAGAGATGGGCAGACTATCTTTTCAAAGATGGATCAATGATTGGTCTCAACGATGCACTTCTTAAGAAGTATGTTGAGTGGGTTGCCAATCGTAGAATGAAAGCTATTGGCCTGAAGCCTATTTACGATGTCGCTGCAAAGAATAATCCACTTCCTTGGACACAGCACTGGATCTCTTCTAAGGGTCTTCAAGTCGCCCCTCAAGAGACAGAAGTTGAGTCCTACGTTGTCGGAGGAATCAAACAGGATGTCAAGAACGACACCTTCTCAGGATTCAAACTCTGATCTAATTGGTGACTGGAATGACTATGCTCTGGGTCTCTACATGGAGGCCCAGAAAATTCAAGCGAAAAAAATTGATGACTACATATTTCAGGACTATGAAGAATAGTGAGTGTGTGACTACGAAAACCCCTGGATCTACATGGGCACCCCTTTTGATGGGAGCCTTATTGGGGACAACTATGGCTTTGTGTATCTCATTACCAATAAGTCAAATGGACGACAGTACATTGGGCGAAAGTATTTTTGGTCGTTTAGAAAACCACCAGGGAAGAAAAGAAAAGCAAAGGCAGAGTCTGACTGGAAGAAATACTTTGGGTCATGTCCTGAACTAAAGGAAGATGTGATCAAGTATGGTAAGGATAATTTCTCCCGTGAGATTTTGTCCCTACATAATACCAAGGGAAAGGTAAACTTTGAGGAGACCCGACAATTGTTCCTCAATGAGGTGTTGTCTCAACGGTTGACAGATGAGACGCCACTGTACTACAATTCCAATATCCTCGGACGGTACTACCGCAAGGATTATTTTAATGTTTAATTTATTTTTAATTTATGACTAACAGAATTATCGCTGCTCTTATGAGTGTAACTGGAGTATGGGCAATTGCTGCCTGTGCAGGATCTACAACATTGGAGGAAGAAGTAGATGTCAGCGTAAATGAAGAGAAGTCTGTAGAGATTCAAAAGGTAGTAGAGAAGTGGGACTGTCCCGGTTGTAATCCTAATGAACGATATGTTCTGAGTAAACTTCAAGATTATACCAAGATTACTGATCGTAATGCTCTCTCAACTCTGATGGGTAATATCAAGTCAGAGAGTAATTTCCATCCAAATATCTGTGAAGGTGGTGCAAGAGTTGCTTATCATCAGTGTCACTCTGGTGGTTATGGTTTGATTCAATGGACCACTAAAAGTAGATACGATGCTCTGGGTAACTTCTGTCGTAAGTTTGACTGTAACCCTAGCAGTCTTGAAGGACAAACTCGTTTCTTGGTGAATGAAGTACACTTCCAAAAAGTTCTACCTGACTTTGAAGGAACCGGATGGTCAATCCGTCAGTACATGGCACCTGCATACTACTGGTTGGGATGGGGTATCAAAGGGTATCGTGAAACCTTTGCTCATGAGTACTATGCCAAAATGGTAAAGGTCACAACACCCTTGACAGAAGGCTGATACCCTCTTATAGTACATGAGTGGTTGAGAGACCACTGCGGTGACCCCCTTGACGGTTCAGGGTTAGCGGCGATAGGAACCGTCATTGGGTCAGTAGCTCAGTGGATAGAGCATCGCACTTCTAATGCGTTGGTCGGGGGTTCAAATCCCTCCTGACCCGTTGGGTACTCCCATACTATTATCAATCATGAATGTAAACCTTTCCGATTTCATCTATACTGCTGAAGATACTCTTACAGAGAACTTTTGCAAGCATGTAATCGAAAAATTTGAAAAGGATGATCGTAAAAACTCGGGTATGATTGGTGGTGAACTCGATAAGAGAGTCGATAAATCTATCAAAGACTCTATGGATCTCTTCATATCCACTCTTGATGATTGGAATGATGAAGATAAAGTTCTATGTGATTCTTTGAGTGAACATGTCAAATTGTTCATTGAACAAACGGTAGAACCCTTTGATCCTGCTGGTGTCGGTTCGGACGAATTGACCGACTCTGGATATCAAATACAACGCACATCTCCAAGTTCAGGATACACCTGGCATAATGACAGTATGCACGGTGAATATGTTAAAGCATTTGGAATGCGACACTCCACCTTCATTTGGTATCTTAATGATGTCAATGATGATGGTTACACTGAATTTGTAGATGGTACTAAGGTACAACCAAAGACTGGAAGAATATGTATCTTCCCTGCTCTTTGGAATTACTATCATCGTGGTTACCCACCACGGAATGAAGTTAAATACATAATCACAGGGTGGTTACACCATTGATATGGATCCGATAGAACTTCTTCGTATAATCAGTTGTCTTGAGAGTGCTCATCATCATCTTCGGATCAATGACTTTCCAGAAGATCAAATGGTCGTTAGAAAGATGTGCGACAGATACTACAAAACATACTTCAAACTTTGTAAACAAATTGGGAGAAACCCTTATGGCTGAACTCTATCCGTTATTCACATATACAGGACTTGGATTCTGTGTCCTCATTGGTCTCTCATGGGGTATTTCACTATTTGACAAAAGTGGTGAAGTATGATACGATAAAAGAATACGTTGGCCTATAGCTCAGTTGGTAGAGCGCGGAGCTGTTAACTCTGTTGTCCTAGGTTCGAGTCCTAGTGGGCCAGTAAGACGGGGAATGAGCTCGCCCGCGACGGTGTTAACCACACTGTGATCTTGAGAGTTGGTTACTCTCTTTGCTCCATTACAAACTGTCAGAATGTTAGGGTTTAGAAAATGCCCCATAGGAAGCATTCTGATAAGTGTAGTGTTAAGGGAGATTAGCTCAGCGGTAGAGCGCTTCGTTTACACCGAAGATGTCACTGGTTCGATCCCAGTATCTCCCATGTAGAATACCAAACATGACCCATGATTACCGTCAGATGTAAACAATGCAACAAAGAAATCAGAAGTGACCATCATACCCACTGTTGTGGGTGTCCTAATATGATGACTGTCATTGAAGATAAGGTTACTGCTGTAGACCTTACCAAGGTGATTATGATTAATTCTAGTAATAAAGTAGAGAATGGTAATGTTTTGACCTCTAGTGATTTGTCATATCAAGAGGAGAGAAGAAAGAGAAAGGTCAGAAAGTTGAACTTTGAAGTAAGATAAATTATTACAAAAGTTGACACATTCTTTTTCCGTAGTAAAATAACAATGTCACGCCTACCCGAGATTAAACCTGAACACATGGTCACTTATAAACAGTGTCAGGATCTAATCGACAAAGCTATCGACAAACACAACAAAACTGCCACTGTCATCAGTGCATGTATTGGATCAGTACTTCTGTTCTTTTATGCACATGGTCTTCTTAAAGTGGTTGGTTACTGGTCTTAAAAATCTTCTATATAATTTAGCTATGGAAATCTTCACCGTGCAAGAGTTTCAAAAGAACTGGGATGAACTGATCGAGAGAGTAGAGAACGGAGAACATATAGGAATCGTGAATGAAAATGGTGCGGCATGTGTCATGATGTCTACTGACGATGCTTTGTACAAACTTTATAAAGAAGATAATAACGAAGGACCCTGAGGGACTGTCGCATATTGGTTAATGCTCTCTGCTTATAACGGGGTAAACCGGGTTCAATTCCC